TAAGTAATCCACAAAATGGAATGGTTTTAGTATACAACAGCACGACACAACAGTGGACTGGAACATTAGAATTAACTCCAGGTGCATCTCAGAATTTGGACATAAACGGAGGTAGCTTCTAGAAATGGCAAGTATTATAAGAGTAAAAAGATCGACTGGTACCTCGGCACCAGGTTCTTTACAATTTGGTGAAGTTGGTGTAACTCTGAGTGGAGGTGGTACACAAGGGAATAGTGGTGATAGGTTATTCGTTGGAGATAATTCTGGTAATCCACAGGTAGTTGGTGGTAGATATTTCACAGACTTGATGGCGCATGCAGCTGGTACAATTGCTGGTGTAAGTAACCCAACCTCAGCTGATAGAGGATTTGTTGCTATTCTTGACAGTGATAGAAAAGTAAATCAATGGAACGTAGATAATTTAAGATTAGACTCAAACGTACTTTCAACAACAAATACTGATGGAGATTTGTTCATATCACCTAATGGTGCAGGTGAAGTAATTATTCCAGATGATACATTTCTTACTTTTGGTGATAGTAAAGATTTAAAAATAGAATATGATGAGGATGGTGATAATAGAGTTGAGGTATCTTCTCCAACTGGTGCAGATTGGGCATATCTCAGTGGTGTAGCAGTCTTAGTGGAGGATACGACTGATTCATCCACAAAGGACACAGGTGCCCTTATAGTCGAAGGTGGAGTTGGTATAGAAAAGAGTGTTAATATAGGTGCAAATTTAAAAGTTTCTGGAGTATCTACATTTGTTGGTGTAGTTACAACAACTGGTGACTTATTTGTTGGAGGAGATCTTCATGTAGCAGATGATATCTTCTTTGATGAAGCAACAATGCGTAACCTTAAAGTTACTGGTGTATCAACTTTCCAAGGTGATATCTTCCAAACTGGAGGGACACTGACTGCTCTTGATGCAAGAATAGGTGGTGTTGGTATTTCATCGAATATTATTTCAACTAAACAAGGACATGGAAATTTATTATATATTGACCCATTCCCTGATGGTTTAAGTAATGAGGGAACTGTTATTGTTAAAGGTGACTTACAAGTTGATGGTACAACCACAACAGTCGATTCATTCACAGTTAATCTAAATGACCCAATCATCAATTTAGGTGTTACAACCAGTACAAGAACTGTGATGATGACAGCACTTGCTGGTGTAAGCACAATCAAACTTGACACGACTGCTGGTATTAACACTGGAGATGGCATTGCTGGAACAAACATAGCATCTGGAACTACAATTTCAACTTATGACTTAGGAGAAGCACTAGTCACAATTAGTAATGCTGTTCAAGTCGGTGGTATTGCTACTACAACACAATTAGAAGTTACCGCAAATGTTGACACAAACACTGACCGTGGTGTAGCGTTTGGTTATAATACTAGTTCAGGTGCTGGTAATCAGAAAACAGGATTCTTTGGATACCATGATTTAGGTGGTGATGCAAGTAATGCACCAGAAAGATCATTTACTTATATTCCTGAAGCAACAATTGTAAATAATCTTGTAAGTGGTACAAAAGGTTTCCTAGATATAAAAGGAATATATTTCCAAAACGGTGACTATGACACAACTGGAAATGGTATCGTTTACTTTGATAGCACAGGTAAGCAAGTTGGTGCTGCTGGCACGGCTGCTGGTATAACCACTTCTAACTTTGTATTAACTACAAATGCCTCTGGCATACCAAAATGGACAACAACCCTTGATGGAGGAACTTTTTAAACTATGGCACAAAATAATGATGTTGATGTGACTACTTTGATAAAAATCTATAATCAAAAGATTTCTACATTAACTAACCAAAATATTCTTCTTGAAGCAAAATTACAAACGATTGTTCAAGATCATTTAGATGCACAAAAAGAATTAATGGCAGAAAAACTTGAATTTCAAGAAAAATACGAAAATCTATTAGCAGAAATAGAAGAAGAAGATGGCAAAACCAACAACTAGACAACAATTAATAGACTA